GATCAAATCGAGAACCAAATCATCGTCGAGCTCAATCTGTGCCATCCTGAATGTTATCACGTCACAGCCCTTACCAGCTCAAATTCAACGAGAACGATCCCGGTGTAAAGAAGGCTTTCTGAATCGGTTTTCACCGCCATCCAAGGAGTGTTTTCGCCATCACCAAACTCTGAATTCACACACGTCGCCGCTGGGATCGTGGCGAGTTGAATCCCTCGTTGGAAATAATCCGTGATCGATTCCCCGAGAGAAACTAGGTCATCTGTCTCCCCGTTAGTGTCGCCCTTGAGCCCCTTCTGAATCCCGATAAAACATTCGATGTTGGCCGAATACCGATCCCGAGTAACCCGCTGTCGTTTGTACGACCTGGGGACCACCGTTACATGCAGGTTTCCCATATCAACGCGGTTTGCTCGGGGGATGTTTTGCCGGATCGCCATGAACGCATCGATGCCCCAAGACCTGCTGTTTAGCTCGGCAGCAACTGCGTCCGCGATGTCAATCAGGATCGCCATCAGGTGCCCTTAACCATTGTCGTGTGAACTCGCATCATCGATCTATTTTCATCGTCGTATTGGTAGCATGGTTGCCCCGCTGGCTCTGTCACGATATAGACTCGACCGTCTTCCACGACCTTATCCCCTCGCTCTGGCAGCCTCACGGACCCGATTAGGATCAATCGAGCCGGAGCGAAGGAATAATCCCGCGTCTCCGTCCTTGTCACTCCGTATGTCGTCTCTGAATCGAATATCGTTGACGACACGAGAGCATCCATCGTCACCGAAAACAATCCTCGCTGATAGCTGATCGATATCGCAAAATGATTTGTGTTCAGGAACACCGATTCCGCGTGCGAATTGACCACGTCATTGAGGTTTCGACCCATCGTCAACCGCCTCCTCTGTGGATGAGATCACGTCGTCTGTGATAATCCTCGCCAGCCCTCGCTCGTCGACTTCGCACGGCAATAATGCCTTGCCTATATCGCGTTTCATTGCCTCAATCGTTCGCCCATCCAGCTCTACTGGAATTCCGGGAACAAACTCATAAGACATTGACTTTTTACCAACTGTGACTGTGCGGCGAAAATTCGCTGGCCAATCACGACGTAGCATTACAAGCGGCATCGAACCTACCTTAAAAAGAGTGTCGCCAGCACGGTTTTACATGCTGGCAACAATCAGAGAATCTGGATCACGTGAAAGTTGTCAAGACGCCCTTCCACCACGCAAAATAACCGAGGTTATATCGCGCCTGCGTCATGAATTTCACATCCTTGGTTTCGATGTCGTCCAGCCCCTTCATCTGTCGCGAAAGAGGTTCGCGAGCCTGGAAGACGAACGGCTTGTAAGCCCCGTCCAGATTGAACAGATACATCTTGGAAGTATCAGTCAGATAGGCACTCGACACAACCCGAGGCGAATCAACAACGATGTTGCTGTTGTTGGCCAAGATCGTCGCGCTGACGGCTTCTTTGGCGACCTGCTCAAAGTCAGGATTCACCAGCAGTAGCAGGTTGCTCATCCCGGTGCTGATTGGCCGATTGAGCAACTTGCCCTGATCGTTTTTGAACTTCAACATCGCGGCTCGTGCGGCATGGTACGCGGCCTTGAATTCCGCTGCCGTTGGGACTGTCCCCGTTGCCGCAGCCGATGTCAGGCTGTTGCTTTGCGACCCGCTGTTGCCCCACGCATGATCGGTATCGAAAAAATACTGCCCGTCAAAACAAGCGGTCGTTTCACCGTTGACCAACGCTGTGAAAAACAGCTCGTCGGGATGGTATGTGGCCTCGATCGCCAGGTCATCCATTACTGGACCATACATCCCCATCCGATCGTCTTCGATGTCTGTCTTTTTGATCAGCAGGGAGTTTTCCCAGAGCTTGTTTGCGATCACGAACGTTGCCGCTCGCAGCTCGTTGAACTGCCGATCCCCTAGCCACTCACGAACGCCCGGCATCGACCCTAAAAGCCCGTAGGCTTCATCGGCCCCATCACTCGGGATCACGGTACACATTTGCGGATAAAACGGAGTAGCCGCAGCCACCCGTGTATCGAATTTCTTCGTCAGCGTCCGTAATGTTACGGTCGCCTTCGCGGTATCAAGAGCCATTGATTAACTCCTTTCAAGGGTTTTTGTTTTCTGGTGTTTCTTCAGATCAAGCGCGACGTTTTTCGAGATCCAGAACACGACGCTGGAGGTTCTGCACCACATACAGCGTCGTGATTGCCTCTGCTGCATTCGAGAACCCGAACGGACTCGAATTGGTGATTGCAGCGATCGCGTAATCCGGCGTGCCTGCCGCGTCCGCTGGCGTGATTGTCGTTAGCGCAGCCACCGGCAACGCACCGTCACCAGTCGGGTGAATCTCAACAATCAATCGCGTCGCGCTGACGAATCCGACCACTCGACCGATCGGGACACTCGTCGAACCGATCGCGGTATTGATAACGTAATTGTCTTCGCCATATACATAGTCGCCGACATTGGCTTGAGTGTACGTCCCGGCCCCCACAAGCTCAAAATCACCCTCGGCGTACACCTCGACTTGGATGTCGCCAGCTGCTCCGCTGGTGTTGTCAGCCTGCCCGACCGCCACCCCAACGAATCCATTGACTCCGGTAGCGGTAACGTCTGTCGCGAACCCTGCCGCCGTCAAGTAGACTAATGTTCCTTGCAGCACGTTAACCGATGCGGCAACCGGGTAAGACCGTCGGTCACCGTCCTGAACTTTCACTAACTGATTGGCTGTGACAGCCATGTTTTATCTCCTTGTTTTGTGTTTGTGTTGCTGATCGCTTGGACGATTCACTTGGACGATGTGGGAAGTCGGTCGATGCCGTCATCGATTCGACGCATCGCGATATATTCCGCTTCGCTCATCGACGCGGCGTAGGCCTTTTCGGACTTGAATTCGGCACGGTATTTGTCGTTTTCATCGACCTGCTTTCCGTCGTCTGCAGCCGTCCCGCCCTGGTCCCCGAGAGGACCATTGGCTTTGCAAAGTGCATCGAACAGCTTATTGCGAACGTCGTCCACCGTGATCGAAACGTCAGCACAAAACGCGGCAGCTAACGTCGGTTGCTTGGCCTGCAAGCACAGCGCGGTAATCGTCGTCTGTCGCTTTGCTTCATCGGCGGTTGCCTTTTGAATCGCGGCGGTAACAGCCATCGCGATCTCGTTGGCGTTGACGGTTTGGGCGATCGGCTTTTCTTCGGGTTTTACAATTGGTTCTGTCACCGTTTCCGGCTCCTTAAACATGGTCATTGCGGTAAGTTGCTTCTGAACCCAATCAGGAGCCTTATGAAATTGTTTCGCATCGAATGATGCGGTTATTTGCTTGTTTTGCGTGATGAAATCCACAAACCCGGCGGCCTTTGCCTCTGCTGCCGAGTACCATGTTTCGGATTTCATTGCTGCTCGGATCGTTGCTTCGTCTTGCTTTGTGCGGCTGGAATAAATGCCGACAGCACTGTTCGTTAGCGTCTCTAATGTTGACGCCATTTTCATCATGTCGTCGGCGGTCCCTGATTCCACCGCCCTCGGATCGTGAACCATCCACACTGCGTTTTCTGCCATGCTAATTGTGTCGCCAGCCATCGCAATTACGGTAGCGATTGAGGCTGCCAGACCGTCAACATAAACACTGACATTTGCGGGACTGTCTTTGAGCGTATTGTAAATCGCCAGCCCTTCAAATACTGACCCGCCCGGCGAATTGATCCTCACGTCAATCTGGCTAATGTCGCCCATCGCCGACAGTTGCTCAGCAAAACTTACAGCACTTGTGCCACCTCCGAAAAACGATTCGCCGATTGTGTCATACAGCAGGATTTCAGCCTTTTTCGGGGCCACCATCTTGATTGAATTTAGGTTCGTCAATTCGTCGCCCCGCTTTCCTGCTGCTTGGTTTCTTCCTGCTGCTGCGGTGCGATCGGCTCAACTGGATCTTGACCCTGTCCGGCCTGTTGCATGGCTGCAGATTGCGATTGGGCGATTAGCCGTTGGCTCGGGATAATGTCGCCTTCGCGCTCCATCTCGCATTCCTTGGATCGTTGCTTGATCACTACTTCCAAATCCTGTTGGTCCTCGGCGAGAGAATCGGCCAACGTTGCCAGGTTGTTGTCAATCGCCGTTACTTTTGCGTTGATCTCTTCGCCCGGCGTTAGTGCGTAAGCGAATCGCGGAGCCGTCCAAGAATGAGCTCTGAACCGGAATCGATTTGCTGAGTATTTGCGGGGATCGATATCAACAGCCCCAACAATCACGGCCTCATCGACCATCCGATTCCACCACTGCGTCAGGAACATTTCTTGAATTAGTTTTTGATTGCATCGAGCGGTGATTTTCGCCCCGTGAAGGATAATTCGCCCCCCAGCGAACGACACGCCTCGCCAGTCTTTCATCAGCATTTCGTACGGCCAATTGCACCCGGCAGCCACGGTTCGGTTGTTGTATTCCTGTAGCGATCCCACTGAGTTTGATTTAGTAGGAACCGAAAACTGAATCTCTTCGTCTTGTCCAATGTAGTTAATGCTGCCCGGTCGAACGTCCTGCAATCGGCTCCCGCCTGTGTCGCTGCCAGTTGCTGCTCCGACCGCTTTTCGTAACGGATTGGCCTTGGATTTGATGAACACCGCGTAGCACGCCTCGACCTGTGCGGCGATGATTCCGGCTTCAGAGAGGTCTTTACCGTCCTTTGCTCGATTCAAGCTGCGAGTCATCCATGGCAGCCCGCGAGACTGCCCCGCAAACCATTCAGCGAACACGTGGCACACTCGGGATGCGTCTACAAAGTCGTATTCTGTCCCGAATTCCTTATCATCATTGGGGTGGTTTTTGCGAATCCAGTAGCCGATGATTGCCTTCTGTGCGTTGTATTGGATCCCCATTCGGCAGAGCGGATCAGTCGTCTTCACTGGCGGTGTTTCCAGTCTGTCAACGTCGATTATCTCAATGATTAGCGGGATCGGTGCATCCGGGTGTGAGACATCCGAGAACACCACCAATGACTCGCCATCAACGTCGAGATTCCTTGCAATTAGGCACGTCTTAGCCCAGAGCGAACGCTTTCGCGTCCGGCAGGCTATTGGCGCAACCTGTGCATATAGGTCTTCGAGCTGCTGGTTGTATCTGTCGGCTTCGTCCTGCGTAATCACCCCTGCGGCGGGATTGATTTTAGCCTGAACTGTAAACCCACTTCCGACAAAATGCTCAACCCGAGAATCGACCGCACCGCCGATGAAATCATTGCGGTAAAGCTCTCTGGAGTGCGTGCGTGTCCGCTCAAGATCCTCACTCAGAAACGCATCGGTTGAGAGCCTCGACCCAAGCCAGCGGCCTTCTCTGAGGCGGTCGCTTTCCGATGCTTCGAGAGCGCTGTTGGTAATTCGTCTGGCCGATTCGTTTGACGCTTCAAAGATTTTTCGCACAGCAATACGACGGGCCCCCCACTCAGGGGATACGGCATAGGCGAGCGAATCCAGCACGGATGTAATGCTCATCTCCGCACCAGCCTTGCTAGGTTCTGCGCTGGTTTTGCGTCACCGTCAATACGACTTTCGAGCCACTCGATTTGATCGCGGATTGATGGCAAGTCGGCTGCGGACCACTGACGGCCAGCGATTGAGTAAGACACGCCGGTAGCGGCGATCTGTGCGTAAGCCTCGCGAAATAGCGCGAGAAGCTCGCCGTCTGTGTACTCGTTGCTCGTAGAGAATTTTGCCATGCGGGCATATTACGCAGGGTTAAGTCCGCTTGCGTAGCCCCGTCAGATGGCTATGTACTATTCGCTAGTATTCTCAATCGTTATCCATTTGTTGTTTTTTGGCTTTGCTTTGCATTCCAAACACCACAAAAACCGAAACACGAACCCGCCTCGCGATCGCACGCAATAGACCCCGATTTTCCCATCACAATCACGGCATGGGCATGGATCCCCCGGCAACGGCCCGTCGTCGCGCGTCCTGCAAAGTCTCGTTAACTCCAGCTTGCTCATCTCGACCCCCTTCGGATCCAGCCACCAGACGATTGCGACGATGTCGGATTGCGAACAAACGGCTTTGGTTCGGCTTCGGGAACTGGATTTGATGCAGTTGTCCCCCGAATTGGCAGCCCCTCAGAATCGATCCATGATCGCGCCAACGCCATCCCGTATCTGACGCAGTCGCGGAAATCGTTCGGTTGTGATTCATACAATTTTGTCCATGTTAGTCGCTGGTTTCCTCTCGCGTCTTTTTTGTCCGACAGCGTCCCATTGCAAAGTTGCGACATGAAATCAACGTCGATTGAGGTTCGCTTCGCGATCGTTAACGATCCCGGCTCGTTGGCCAATCGGTTTTCGAGCATTGACTGTAACGAGGTCTCCCAAAAGTCGGTGTTAATGTGCATCAGCAATTGCCCTTCCGAGTCGGACCGGCTCTTGTCCGTCAGTTCGACGATCTTGTACGGCTGTCCACCGAGGTCTCCGGTTGATCCCTTACAGGGTATTACCCCCAATCGACTGCTGCAAAATTCGTAAGTCTCTTTCGTGGACCAGCCCGAGTCAACCGCGTTGATGATCGGAGTGAGATCCGGACCCTGGTCCTCGTGCTGATATGTTTTTCTCATCACGTTTTCCCAGATCCACAGCAGAGAATTCGATTGGCCGTGGTCAATCTCCCACACTCGATCATCAGCACCATGAGCCAGCAACACCCATGGATTAAATCCCCCGTCAGCTTGCTGCCGGTCGACTGTCACCGTAATGAATAGACCACCGATCGGGATGATTCTTGGCGGAACAATTCCGGTGATTCTGTCAGCGACCTTCTCGGGATCCGACTTGACCCGCTTGACCTCCCAGCATTCGGCCATGTAGGAATTAACCACGTCCTGTAGGTCTCGCGGCTTACGTTGTGCCCGAAGCCACGCACGCGCAAATCCGCCCCAAGTCTCCGTCAGCGCGTACCATGATGGAAGCGGCCCAAACCCGACAACATCCGATCCCGCCTTAGTCGCCGTCCCCTCGATCTGTCCTTCTTTCGAGACGCTGCAGCCATCAGGAACCCAGATTCCACGCCGTAGCATGGGGATTCTGTGATGATTTTCGATTCGACCCCGACAATGCCCGCACTCGTACCATGCTGTTCGAAACGCCAAGTCAGGGTCGTTTTTTCCATCTGGTGTCTTTTCCCATCGGAACCCGCCAGGGGTTTCTTCGGTCCCTTTTCGCAGGATTTGATACTCCCCACAGCGCGGGCAAGGTACTTGCCGTCGATGTATATTTGAGCGTTGCATCCAATTATCGACACGACTAGTCCCTTTTATTGTTGGTGTTGATTCCAAGATAATTTTGTGGTTCGGAAAGCCCTTGAACCGATTCAAAAACAACGCCAGTGAATCGGCCTCGCTGCTGGCCTGCTCATCCCATTTGTCAATTTCGTTCGCGACCCCAAACCAAGCGCCAACGTCGGCGAGCGATGTCTCGGAGCCAGACCACCCGATATAGATCCGGCACGCTTCGAGCCTTACGTCTAGTTTTGATCGTCTGTGTTCTGGCAACAACTGCTTGCGGACTTTGTCGGTCGACGCCAAGAGCGGATAGAGTCGAGATGAGACCACGCGACCTGCAGAATCCTTGGTCGAACTGGCAAACATCATGTTTCGCGGCATCGTCCCCGCCACCCTAGCCATCAGGGATAAGCACGTCGTTGTCTTTCCGAGTCGCGTCCCCCACTGCAGAACGATGGTTCTCACGGACGGATCGTCGAACGCCTGCAAGACCCCATCAACGTGAGGAAACGCGGCCATCGAGAATGGCATTCCGCTGGTTTCTGTCCCCTCCGGCATCGTGACATTGTCTTCTAGCCATTGCTGCGAGCTGAGTCTTGGCGGCGGCTCAATGTGTCGCGTCGCCCGGAGTCTAATCGTCGGCTGCTTCGTCGCTATCGACAATGTCCGCCTCCAGTCTTCGGCGCAGCATGGTCAACACGCTGCGGCAATGTCGATCTGATTCCGCTCGGATGAATTCTCGGCTGTCCGGGGGGGATGATGTCGCGAGGATTTCAGGTAGCGTCATTACCATTTCGCGGGTTTCGATTAGCGCGGTTGCAGCCCATCGCTCTACGTCAATCAATGGCAACAGGCTCCCCTTATTGATATCCAAGTCGAGTTCCTTTTGCTGTGCTTGCGCGGTCTTCAGTCGGATTTCTGCGGACTTGAGCTCGTCGGAAAGGTCTCCGTTTCCTCCTCGCTGTCGACGCAACCATTGAGCGATTTTCGATAAATCATAACCAGCTCGGGACGCTGGCATCGGATCATCCTCTTTGGTCCATTGGTGCACTGCCGCTCGGCTGACTCCAAAAAACTCAGCGACCTCGGCCATCGTCTTCACGACGAAGGATAGTCGCTTCAATTTCGGTTTTTCTGCCACCGCCGTTACCATTTGTAAAGTTAAGCAACCTCAAAGAATTTCTGACAGACACGTTGCGCATTCGGGGGGAACCT